CAAGATGCAGAAGTGGTGGGTTAAGGAAATGCAATGGCAATACTACCGAGCGTTCTCGCCCAATATGCCGAGCGTGTGGAGAAAGCAGGCTTTGGCGAGAAGGAAAAAATTATTGAAGAAGGTTGCAGCAAAACAGGCTTAAGCCGTGCCACCTTTCTTCGGCAAATCAAACCGTTTCGACCTGCAAGCGGTCGCAAAGTGCGGTCGGATAAAGGGAAACATCAAATGGATGTGGAAGAGTTGAAGCTGATTAGTGCAGCGTGGTTGCACTTACGCCGTAAGAACGGCAAAACGATGGCAACATTGGAGCGGATTTTGGACATATTGCGAGCCAATGACAAAGTGAAAGCGGAGTTTGTGGACGAGAAAACAGGCGAAATTCGCCCTTATTCGGCAAGCTCAGTGGAGCGGGCGTTACGCAATGCCAATCTTCACCCCGACCAGCTGTTACGCCCAGCCCCTGTGGTGCAGTTACAAAGCCGTCACCCGAACCACGTTTGGCAAATCGACCCGTCTTTGTGTGTGCTGTATTACTTGAAAGAAACAGGCAAAGGCAATGGGTTGTGTGTGATGGAGGCAGAACAGTTTTACAAAAACAAACCTGCCAATGTGGCAAAGGTGGAACCGCAACGGGTGTGGCGTTATGTCATTACCGACCACGCAAGCGGTGTGATTTATGTGGAATATGTTTACGGCGGTGAAACGGCGGAAAACATTAGTGAAACCTTTATTAACGCTATTCAGAAAAAAGACAGCCCTGCGGAGCCGTTTTTTGGAGTGCCGAAAATTTTGATGTTCGACCGAGGCAGTGCTAATACCTCGCAAATGTTCACCCATTTGCTGAATCAATTAGACGTAAAAATTGAAGTGCCGAAAGCTCACAATGCCCGAGCCAAAGGGCAAGTGGAAAAAGGCAACGATATTGTAGAGCGTCAATTTGAAAGCGGTTTGCGGTTTATGAACGTGAGTGGCTTGGCTGAACTCAATCAGCTTGCTCACCAGTGGATGCGGTATTTCAACGCCAAAGCGGTGCATAGCCGCCACGGTATGACCCGCTATTCTGCGTGGCAGAAAATTCACGCCAAGGATTTAATTTATCCGCCCAGCCGTGAAATTTGCCAAGAGCTGATGATTACTGCACTCACAGAACGCTTGGTGACGGATAAGCTGGAAATCAGCTTTGAAAATCGCCGATACGATGTGCGTGATGTGCCTGATGTGAAAATCGGCGAGAAAATCACGGTGGGCAAAAATCCTTATCGCCCTGAATGTGTGCAGGTGCAGTGCTTTGAGCAAGTTTTTGCTGATGATGGCACGATGAGCCTAAAACCTTACTGGGTGGTATTGGAACCTGTGGAAATCAACGAGCTAGGCTTTAGAGTGGATGCCGCAATGATTGGCGAAGAATACAAGGCACATCGCAAAACGGCATTTGAAACCAATAAGGAAGCGGCTGAACAACTTGCCTACGGCGTGGAAACTGAAGATGAGTTGAAACGAGCGAAGAAAGCCAACGCACCATTATTTAATGGGGAGATCAATCCATATCAACACATTGAGAATACGGACTTGAATTGGTATATGCCGAAAAAAGGTCAAGAACACGAACTCACCACCAACGCCCGACGGGTGGAGCAAAAACCGATGTCGGTGGTGGAATTTGCCAAAAATGGCAAGGCGCGCTGGGGTGAATTGTGGAACGGTGAGTGTTATCAATGGGTGAATGGCCGATACCCGCAAGGTGTGCCGCCACTTGAAGCGGAACGGCTGTTGAGCTTAGGGTTTGAAGATTTTAAAGCGGAGTTTGTGACACCAGAGCCTAAAACCTCGCATTTGAAATTGCTTGCCGCTTAACCACCAAAATCTCCCCTACCCCTATTTACAAAAGAGGGGGACTGATTGAAGGAGCATTTTATGCTGAAGTTAAAACAGGTGCTGATTGATAAAGGCGTGAGCTTAAGGCAGTTAGCACAGATGATGAATGTGTCGCCTGCGACCATTTCCCAGTTGATAAACCATAATCAACGGGTGCGGGAGTGGGCGGCATTTGAGAAGAGTTTAATAGCGTCTTTGCAAAAGATTGGGATAAACCAACCGCTTGCAACGCTATTAGAAAAGGAAGCGACAGGGGAAAGTTTGGCAACCGAGCCTGCCGCTTCCGCCCTTAAAACAACAAAAGAGATTAAGGACGAGATTATGTTACTCGCAAAACAGGCTTTATTTCCAGCCACTAAGAAACATTTTTTACTGCCGATTGACCCTTTTTCCGTCGATATTCGTTCGGCTGATGAAGTTTTCGCCACATCAGATATTCGTTATGTGCGTGAGGCGTTGTATCAAACGGCAAAACACGGCGGCTTTATGGCAGTCGTGGGCGAATCAGGTGCGGGCAAATCGACCCTGCGCCGTGATTTGATTGATCGCATTCGAGCGGAAAACGCCCCGATTGCGGTGGTTGAGCCTTACATCATTGCGATGGAAGACAACGACATCAAGGGTAAAACGCTGAAAGCAGCCCATATTGCGGAGGCAATTATTTCTACCCTTGCGCCATTGCAAAGCGTGAAGCGTTCGCCCGAGGCACGTTTTCGCCAGTTGCACAATGTGTTGAAAGAAAGTTGCAAATCGGGCTATTCCAACGTGCTGATTATTGAAGAAGCGCACTCGTTGCCGATTCCAACCTTGAAACACTTAAAACGCTTTTTTGAGTTGGAAGATGGGTTTAAAAAGCTGATTTCCATTGTGTTGATTGGTCAGCCTGAGTTGAAGTTGAAACTTTCTGAACGCAACACAGAAGTGCGTGAGGTAGTGCAACGCTGTGAGGTGGTGGAACTCGCCCCACTCGATGCAGAATTGGAAAACTATGTGGCGTTCCGCTTAGCAAAAGTAGGCAAGAAACTCAGCGACATTTTTGAAGAAGATGCGTTTTTAGCAGTACGACGACGCTTAACGGCGGTGGGCAGAAATAAAACCACCACCAGCCTGCTTTATCCGCTTGCAGTAAACAATTTGCTTACCGCCGCGATGAATTTAGCCGAAAGTTTGGGCGTACCCAAAGTGAATGGCGATGTGGTGATGCAGGTTTAGGAGGAGATATGAAGAAAGCAACCTTAATTTTATCCGCACTTTTCTTAGCTGGCTGTGATGACGGAATGATACAAAAACAAACGTGGGCTTATTCTGAACTTTGTATCAGTGGTGTAGTTTACCTCCGCTCGCCCAACGGCAGCTTAACCCCCAAAATTAACGCGGATTTTTATCCTTATACTTGCACGAAAGGAGTAGCGAACAATGACAAAAATGAAACCAATTAAACCAAATGATCCTGAACATTTTCTTATCTGCTGCAAAGCTTTAGCAAAAGCACTCATTGATGACCGCGAAGGTATTACACAGGCATTATTTGGTGGCATTAAACAGTTTAATGGTTCAACTAATGGCGATAAAACCGAACTTGAAGCAGTATTGGGTAGAAAATGCGGAAAAATCAGACTTGTAATTACTAAGGAATTAAACAATGGCTAAACGAGCAACACGAGTAAAAAGCGAAGTATTAGAAATCACCTTGCAAACCCAAGATGAAGTGGCGTTGGCGATTAAACAAATTGGTGATTTGGAGCGTGAGCAGGTGCGACTTTCCACCCTGCAAGCGGACGAGAAAGCAGCGATTGATGAAAAATATACGACAGAATTGACCGCCCTTAAAGAGCAGGTGAAGCCGTTACAAAAGGCGGTGCAGGCGTTTTGTGAGAGCCGTCGGTTAGAACTGACCAACGGTGGCAAGCAGAAAACTGCTTATTTTACCACAGGCGAAGTGCAATGGCGTGCGAAGCCACCTGCGGTGGTGGCAAAAGGGATTGATGGCATTTTGGAAAGCCTTCGTAATCTTGGGCTGTTCCGCTTTATTCGCACGAAAGAAGAGCTGAATAAAGAGGCAATGCTTGCAGAGCCTGAGGTGGCACGGTCGATTTCAGGCGTGACCATTCGCGAGGGTGTGGAAGAGTTTGTGATTAAGCCGAATGATGAAGAGGTGCGAAAATGAGCCGAAGACCGAAAGTAGATCGAGATGTACTCGAAGAAGCCTATCGCAAAGCGGCTGAAAGCGCGGCAGCAATGGAGCGTTCGGGCAATTATGCCCGAGCTGGTGAATTGTGGGGAGAAGCGGCAAAACAAGCGGTAACACTCAAACAACGTGAGTGGTGCAACATGCGCAAAACCTACTGCAAAACGTGGCAAGGTAAACGGGAGAAAAGACAATGATTTCCACACTAGAAGCCTTAAAAATGCAACTTCGCCAAGCGATTATTCAGCTGGAACAAGCTGAAAAATCACTGGATAAAGAACAAATGGAATATGCCAAAGTGTATGTAAGTAATGCGAAGGGGATTTTGATGAAACTCGGCATTACTTTTTAAAATAAACCAAACCGCCTTCGGGCGGTTTTCTTGTATTAGGAGAACCGAAAATGAAAGTGAAATGTAGTGCGTGTGGGGCGTTGCACTCGTTGGATGCGTTAATTGCCAATCAAGCGGCGAGCGAGGCGCTGAATGCGGCATTGATGGTGAGTGGTGAACTGGGCGAGGCGTTGATTCGCTATTTGGGGCTGTTCCGCCCTGCCAAAAGTTCGCTCACCTTTGACCGTGTTGCCACTTTATTAGGTGAGCTTACACCGATGATTCAAGCGGGCAAGATTAAGCGTGGTGGTGTGGAATGTGATGCCCCTGTGGAGGCGTGGATTTATGCGATCAATCAGATGATGGCAAATCGGCAGGCGTTGAAATTACCGATGAAGTCGCACGGTTATTTGTTGGAAATTATTGCGAGCCATAAGCCTGTTGGCACATCGATGGTGGTGCAAAATCCCGAGCAAAATCGCCCGCTTGCAAGCAATAAAATGAACGCAATAAAAGGAGCTTTAGAATGGGGCAAGACAACCAATGGCTAAAACCCGTACTGGCTCAAGGCGTGGCAATGTTGTTACTGTTACGTCTGAAAAATTCTCCTACAGAAGATGTGATACAGCCTACGCTGGAAGCGTGGTATCGGGTAATTACTTATAAAAAGTCGTGGAATATGGAGTTGGATAAGGTGCGGTTTGAGACAGCATTTATGACGCTTGGACAGACTTGTGATTGGTTTCCTACGCCAAAACAGCTTCTGGAAGCCTTGCCACGGCGTGAATATCCTGAGCTTCCGCCACCACCGCCGAAAAGTGTGGAGGAAATCGCACAGGAAAAGGCAAAAATGGAAAGTAATTTACAACGATTGAAAGCAATTTTAAGGGGTAAACGATGAGAAAACGATTATTGCAACTGGTGCATATTGGGAAAAGTCAGTTAGGAATGGACGATGAGACGTATCGGAGTCTATTATCTCAACAATTCTACCAAAATTCCGCGAAAAATATAAGCTATTCAGAGCTAGTGAAACTGGTCAAAATATTGCAACAAAAAGGGGCGAAAATTCGCTTACCGCAAGGTTCAACCACGCTTTCTGCTCAACAACGTAAGCTGTGGGCTGTATGGAAAGCTGTGGCTGATGAAAACAGTTCGGCGGCGTTGAATGCATTTGTGCAGCGCTATTATACCGAGATTGCGGACTGGCGTGAGCTAGATAGCGAGCAAACGGCAGCTATTATTGAGCATTTAAAACAGTGGAAAAAACGAGTAGGTAACTAATGATTGATGCTAAATTTGACAATAATGACTTTCAAACCAAAGCCCCCGATTTATTGGCAGATTTGGCAAAATATACGGTGACGGCGGTGCGTGAATGTTACCCCGAAATGGATGTGGAAACCGCGGAAAACATTGGAATGATTGTGGCATTGAAGACGGGCTACAACTGGGGCGGTTTGAATGTGTATGTGCCAAAATCAATGTCGCTTTTCGCCTGTGAACGTGAAAAGCAAATTTTCAACGAGTTCACCGGTAATAACCACGCCTACCTTGCTAAGAAGTATGGTTTATCTTTGCAATGGATTTACAAAATCGTCAAACGTGTGCAGAAGGAAGAAATTGCCAAACGGCAGTTGGATATGTTCGCTCAATCCTAAAAAAACAAACCCAGTGACCGTAAAAAGTCGCTGGGTTTTCTTTTTCGCTATGTGTAACGCTGTTTCATTCTGCCTTTCTCATTTCTTCCCACTTCATCCAAAATTTTCCCATTTATGTTGGTTTATGTGTGAGGGTTATGTTGGGTGGGTTTA